CCCTCAGATAAGCCTGTATTAGCCTCTAAGTTCCTAAAAAGGATGGAGTACATACTAGATACCGAGGGTGTAGAGTACAATCAGAGGGTACTAGCGGAGCTCTTAAACAAGTATTTTCCCGATTATAGAAGGGTTATAAATGAACTGCAGCGTTACAGCGCAGGGAATAAAGTTGATGAGGGTATATTAAGTAACTTCCAGGAAATCAATGCTAAGGCCCTTATAGAGAGTCTAAGGGAAAAGGATTGGAAGAAGATGAGACAATGGGTAGTAAATAGTGTAGATACAGACCCTCAGGGTATATTTAGACAGATATACGATACTCTACTTCCTGAGATTAAGAGCATTCCTCAATTAGTCTTGTTAATTGCTGATTATCAGTATAAAGCAGCATTTGTTGCAGATCAGGAGATTAACTTGACAGCTTGTTTGACAGAAATTATGGCGAATGTGGAATTCAAGTAAATGGCACAAAAAGAGTCTAAAGACACAAATATCATAATTCGTGTCCCTTCATCGTTGAAGGAAGAAATCAAGGAAGAAGCTAAAATAAGGGAAACCACTGTAACTGAGCTATTGTTAAAAGGTTACAGTATTTTAAAAGAAGGGCAATACATTGACTTTAAGTAGATTATGGAAATTGTGGTGTATGTCATTAGGAGAGAAAGCAAGCGATGATTCCAGGGAAGCAGATATGGTGGCTATCCTTAGGACAATAGTCGTAGGTGTAAACTTCATAACCTGCTTTTTTATTATAGCAGGAGTTTTAAGGCATTTCTAATGGATAATGATACAGACATAAAAATATTGACGATATATTTTATAATTATAATGTTAATAATCAGTTACAGTTTTGGTTAATATGACTATAGAACAGATATTAGTATTAATAGTTATATTGGTAACTATATGGGGTTTATCATGAGTATTTGGTGGTATAACTTTTTCATATGGTTCTTTGTAGGTTCTATAACATACATATTAGCAACAAGGATTTGGAGATGGTTGAAAAAGCAATTCTAGAAGGTTTTGGAGAACCTATAGAAGAAATAGACGAGGAGGAGTTTCAGCAGAAACTTAAAAAGATATCTCCCTTCGATTTTGCTAATAGCATCAACTATACTAAAGACAACTTAATTGTAGATGAAAGAACAGAAAATGAATACAATGCTTTCATCGTTAATCGTGCAATGGGATTTGGAAAAGACACGGTTATTGCAGGAAATGAAATGAATGCAAGACCTCACTTGGATAAAAAGTTACAATATGACTTTCTTAAGAGTGTGGTAAGAAAATCCAAACGATACAATAAATGGTTAAAGTCTGAAGAAGAGAATATAGAAACTATACAAGAATTCTTCGGATATAGCTTTTTTAAGGCAAAAGAAGCATTAAACCTGCTTTCTCAGACGGATATAGACTTAATTAAGCTACATTTGAGTACGTCTAAAGGTGGCAAACTATAAATAAGGTATTATAACTTAAATTTATAGAATTAAAACAACGAGACGTATTGAAATGAGTGATCAAGAGAATTACTTTAATATTGACTATCCAGGGTACACACCCTTAGAAGTTTCACTGAAAGATCCAGAGGATTTCCTTAAGGTTCGTGAAACATTGTCAAGAATTGGAGTAGCTTCAAAAAAGGACAAAGTATTATATCAGTCCTGCCATATCTTGCATAAGAAAGGTAGATACTTTATAACACACTTTAAAGAACTTTTTGCTTTAGACGGCAAGGAAGCTGACTTCCAAGACAATGATTTAGAACGAAGGAACACTATAGGCAAACTATTATCCGATTGGGGTCTACTAGACATAGTTACAGAACAAGAACTAGACTATGCACCTTTAAGCCAAATAAAAATTATTTCGTTTAAAGAGAAAGGTGAATGGGAGCTGATACCAAAGTATAACATAGGCAAAAAAACAAAATAACTGAACATAGAGCCACCAAGTGATTCTATTCCAAGGATGATTGGGTGTATCTTTATATGTGTTTTATGCTATTATCTAACGAGGTTAATTGATTGGAAATTTCCGAAGCAAGATATTTGAAGTCAACAATTGATGGAGAATCTTTATACTTGCTTGGTGGAGTTTTTGACGATGAAACTATAAAAGCTTTTAATAAAATTAAAAAGGAAACTCAATCTAAAAGAGTCATTAATCAAGCAGATAGAATATCTTGGGACCTTCAAATAGATAATCCTAGTGAACTACTATCACAGATAAAAGAACTATCTGGAAAAAAGTTTACCAATGTAAAAGCAGCGTTATGGGAAGACACATCTGGATATAAGATATATAAACATAGATATAATGAAAATATTGAAGGTGCAATGCAAATATATTTACCAGATGATGAAGGGTTAAAAGAAACAGGAACAGAATTTTATAAGAGTAATATAAATGGCGACCCTGAAGTTGAACCTTATATAAAAGTTCCTTTTGTATCTAATACAGGATATTTTATAACAAATGCACAAAAGATGTGGCATGGAAGCGGTGAAGTCGTTCCACCTGGGTTAGTTAGGTCAAGTGTATATTATATTTTCAATTAGGGTAAATTAATACCAAAAGAACTTGTAATTTTGAATAAAAGTATTATATATATTATAGCAGATGCCAATTATGGGTCTGCAGTTTAATAACTCGCTTAATAAAGGAGAAAAAAATGGTTAGAGTAAAAACTACAAATTGGGACAATTTTGTCTCAACATTTCCACAAATAGAGAGAGAATTTATTGGATTCAACAAAGTGTTTGATGCTATCACAGCATCTAATCCTGGTGTCCAAAGTTCTTATCCTCCATACAATGTTAAAAAGGTGGACGAAGAAAACTATCTTATTGAAATTGCCGTATCAGGTTTTAAGAAAGATGAGATAACAATACGAAAAGAAGCAGACAATAAAAATTCACTTCTAATCGTAGAAGGTTCACAAGCTGAAAAGGAAGATGCTGACTATATACATAAAGGTATAGGTGGCAGAAACTTTAAAAGAGCCTGGAACCTTGCAGATACTATTGAAATTAGTTCTGCAGAATATGTTGATGGTATTTTATCAATTGCATTATTAAATGTTATTCCAGAATCCCAGAAACCACAAGTGATAGAAATTAAATAATTATAGGAGATAAGGAGCATGTCAAACGTTCAGATAGTAAAATTAACCACAGGCGAAGAATTAATAGCAGATGTTAACGAGGCTGAAATCGAGGATAAACAATTTTTGATATTAACCAAACCTGCAATTATATTCATGCAACCGAAGGGAGATTCTGAAACAGAATTTGGCGTGGGACTTGCTCCTTATGCCCCCTTTGCAAAGGAACATAAAGTTCCTATTTTCCCAACCCATGTTGTTTCGTTATACGAGCCAGAAGTTGAAATGAAGAATGAGTATAATAAAAGATATGGTTCAGGTATCATACAGCCTGAGCTTATAAATAAAAAAGTCTTAAACGAAACAATTAAAAGGTAAATAAATGTATGAATACAGAATTAGTGTTGTTAAAATAGTAGACGGAGATACAGTAGATGTGGATATCGACCTGGGCTTCGGTGTATGGCTTAAGAAACAAAGAATTAGGTTATACGGTATTGACACCCCAGAAAGTAGAACCCGTGACCTCGAAGAAAAAAGGTATGGACTTATGGCAAAGGCGTTCATTACAGAACAACTTAAAGACGGAGCTATACTCAAAACGAGGCTTGATAAAAAAGGCAAGTACGGAAGAATCCTCGGTGAATTTCTTAGTCTAGATGACAGAACAAACATAAATGAGCTTATGATACAAAAACATCATGCAGTCTCATATCATGGTGCAAGTAAAGCAGAAATAGCAGAAGGCCACTTGCGCAACAGGACCAGAGTTAAAGATTTATAATTGACTCTTGGTTCGTAAGAGCCTATAATACAGTATGAATAAATGGTGTTGTGATTAATGAATTTCTATACTTATGCAAGACATTATGGTGATAAAATTTTGGTTCGTGGAGTTGATAAGCACGGAGGTCGTTTTACCACAAAGCGTGATTTCCGCCCAACCCTGTTTGTAAAATCAGAAAAACCATCAGAATACAAATCAATTTATGGTGACCCTGTGTCACCTATCCAATTCGAGACAAACAAAGAGGCAACTGCCTTTTTTGATAGATATAAAGATGTATCTAATTTTCCAATATATGGCCAAAACTATTATGGCTATCAATACATAACAGAAAACTATCCCGGCGATATACAATGGGATGCTAAGAAAATACAGGTTTACTCTATTGATATAGAGACGACTTCGGAACATGGTTTTCCGAATGTAGACTCTCCAAGCGAGAAGATGTTAGTTATCACACTTCAAAATAACAACACCAAAGAGATAACAACTTTCGGACTTGGGGAGTTTACTCCAGGAGAGGATACAAAACATTTAGATATAGAATATGTTGCATGTGAAGATGAGAAAGAATTACTTACAAATTTCCTAGGATGGTGGAGAGACAATACACCAGATATTATTACAGGTTGGAACAGTCAATTATTTGATATACCTTATTTGTTAGCAAGAACAGAAGCAGTTTTAGGAAAAGACGAACACAAAAAGTTTTCTCCTTTTGGCATTGTTCAAAGACGTAACATTAGATTCCAAGCAAGGGAAATGACTGCTTATGAAATTGTAGGTGTTGCACAATTAGATTATTTAGACTTATATAAGAAGTTTACTTATGTAACTCGAGAGTCTTACAAACTAGACTTTATTGCACAGACAGAACTAGGACATAAAAAACTAGAATCTGGTTTTGAAACATTTAAAGAGTTTTATGAAGGTGATTGGAATAGATTTGTAGAATATAATATTGTAGATACAGTTCTTGTTGATGAGTTAGAAGATAAGATGAAACTTATTGAACTTGCTATTACAATGGCATATGACGCTAAGTGTAATTATAATGATGTGTTCTCAGCAGTTAGAACCTGGGATAGTTTACTCTACAATCACTTGTGGGAGAAGAAAATTGTTATACACCAAGGCGGTGGTAGAAAAGATAGACAAATTGAAGGTGCTTATGTACAGGAACCTGTTCCTGGAGGTTACGATTGGGTTGCTAGTTTTGACGCTACTTCCCTATATCCTTCTATTCTTATGCAGTACAATATGAGTCCTGAAACTATCGTAAGTGATTACACCTATGAGGTTAAGGTTGACGACTTGTTGGAAAGGTATAAGTTAGATAAGTTAAAAGAAAAGAACTATGCCATGGCAGCTAATGGTACTTGCTACAAGAGAGATAAACAAGGTTTGTTTCCTGAGATAGTACAGAAGTTTTTTGATGATAGATTGAAGTATAAAAAACTAATGCAGGAAGCACAAAGGAAGTTCCAAGAAACAGGTGCTAAAGTTTATCAGAATGAAGTTAGTAAATATAACAACTTCCAAATGGCAAGAAAGATTCAATTAAACAGTTTATATGGTGCCCTCGCTAACCAATACTTTAGATTCTATGATGATAGGATTGCAGAAGGTATTACAATGACAGGGCAATTAGTTATTAGAGATACTGCAAAGGCATTAGATAATTATGTTAACAAAGTCTGTGGCACGGAAGATAAAACTTATTCTTTTTATTCTGATACTGATTCTTGTTATGTTACATTAAAGGATATGGTTGAAAACTTTTTCCCTGATAAAGGTAAAGATAAAACAATTGATCTAATTGACAAGATTGCAACAGAAAAAATAGAACCAGCAATTGAACAGGCAATGACAAAACTTGCCAACTATACTAATGCGTTTGCTAATAAGTTAGACTTTAAGAGAGAGATTATAGCAGATAAAGGTGTCTTTGTTGCTAAAAAACGATATGCCTTAAATGTATATGATGACGAAGGACTAAGACTTACAAAACCTAAACTAAAGGTTATGGGTTTAGAAATTGTAAGAAGTAGTACACCTGGACCTATTAGAGACTCTCTAAGGGAGGCGGTTAGGTTAATATTAACAAGTGATGAGGATAACTTACATTCGTTTATAGAGAACACTAAGAAAGAATTTAATGGCAAGTCAGTAGAAGAAATAGCATTTCCTCGAGGGTGTAATAATATGGCAAAGTATAAGAGTGTTGCTGATATTTACAGTAAAGGAACACCTATACATGTTCGAGGTGGTTTGTTATATAACTATTATTTAGATAAACTAGATCTTAAATTGAAGTATGAGAAAATACAAGAAGGTGATAAGATTAAATTTGTTTATCTTAAAGAACCAAATGTAATAGGAGAAAACACCATTGCATTTGTAGGAAAGTTACCAACGGAATTTGAATTAGAAAAGTATGTTGACTATGATACAATATGGCAGAAGGCATTTGTAGATCCGTTGGACAACATTTTGAAACCTATTGGTTGGCATACAGAACCACAAGCAACATTGGAGGATTTATTCGCATGAAGATAGACGGACATTTTAAAGTTAGCATGTATAAAAGTGTTCTTAGAATTGGTGCCGGAATGACATTAATTTTAGGACAGATATATTGGGCAGGAATTTTACTTATATTAGCAGAGTTCCTTGGTATAATCGAAGAAGTAGTTTAGGACATATGGCGTGGG